TTTTTAGTGCTTCTGCAATTGTTTCTCATCATGAAAAATGCGACGAATTATTGCCGGTATTCAATGAAGTTGATAATCGCTGGGTGCAGTCATGGGCTGTTAGTAATTTAACTGCCGAAGAACTTGAGCAAAAAGATTTAGCTATAAGCACTGAGGTTCGCTCGCAAAGAAACGCATTGCTTGCGGGATGCGATTGGGTTGTGCTAAAAGCCACAGAAGAAGGTAGCAGTGTTTCTTCTCAGTGGATTGCGTATAGACAAGGGCTTCGTGATATTTCTGGTCAAGTGGGCTTCCCCAATGACATTGTTTGGCCTGTTGCGCCATAAAGACTAAGGAGTCGTCATGGAAATCGAAGAAGGCACTTTGCGGAAATTAATTCGTGAGGAAATGAAGTCCGTATTGAAAGAAATCGGGCTGAATGATGACGATGCTGGCGCAGATGTGAGGGATCTTCGGTCTCTTATTCAGGATTGGCGGCTCACCAAACAGACTATATGGCAGACCGTGGCTCGTTGGGGAACTATGATCGTCCTTGGCATTATTTCATTCGGGGCTTGGACTAAATTAAACGGTAGTGGAGAGTAAAATGATTCTTGAATCTACTATTGCTGCCATTGTCGGTGGAGCCTTCAGAATAGCTCCTGAAATCGTTAAGGCATTTGACCGCAAAAACGAACGCGGGCATGAATTGCTTATGCTTGATGCGGAGATGAAATTTGCGTCAATGCGAGCAGAACACGAAATGCACAAAATTGATGCCAGCATGACTATCGCTGAGATGGACGCGATTGGAGAGGCACTAAAAGAACAAGGCCAGACGGCTAGAGCAGCTGGGAAATTTGTAGCAGGTGTATCTGCGCTTGTTCGGCCATTGGTTACCTACTGGTTTGTGATCTTATATTCTTCGGTCAAGATCGTTTCAATGCAGATGGCTATTGCTGCTGGCGGGCAGTGGCGTGAGGTACTGGTATCTAGCTGGACGAAAGATGATATGTCCATGCTGACAATGGTACTCACGTTCTGGTTTGTTGGTCGCGTATACGAACGGTCGAAAGGATGAAAGTAAGTCTCAGGATCGCACTGGCTCTCTGCAAGCGATTTGAGGGTCTTCGCCTCAAGCCATACCTTTGCCCTGCTGGGGTGCCTACAATCGGCTATGGGACGGTCTGGAAGCCTGACGGTACCAAAGTGACCATGCAAGATCCGGCGATCACAGAGGCTCAGGCGGAGTTGTGGTTGATCTCGGCACTGTCTAACAGTTGCATCATTTCTGCGATTAAAAGCTCCCCTGCTCTAATCACTAATGAACCAGCCCTGGGTGCCATCACAGATTTCATTTATAACCTCGGCTCCTCGCGTTATAGATCGAGCACTTTACGCAAGCGGATCGATGAACAGGATTGGGATGAGGCGCGTATTGAGATCATGCGGTGGGTGCGTGGCGGCGGCAAGATCCTACCTGGATTAGTCAAAAGGCGCATAGCAGAGGCGGAATACCTAAAATAACTGCTTTACATTCTTAAACCCTCCGCTTTATAATTGCCTGGTGCAATCCTGCACATTGAGGGCAATAAAATGAGCTACAAAGAAATCTGGCAGAAGTTATCTGCTATCGACTGCACTCCCTACATCGAGAAAAAGAACCAAATGGTTTACCTCAGCTGGGCTGGTGCCTGGGGCTTGCTCATGGAGCATTACCCAGAAGCCACATACGAGTTCAGCGAGCCAGAATCATACCCTGATGGCACTATGATGGTCTTCTGTACTGTCAGCATCGGTGAATGCAGCCGAAAGGCTTGGTTACCAGTGATGGATCACAAAAACAAACCAATTTCCAATCCAGATGCGTTCGCCAGAAATACCTCGTTGATGAGAGTTCTAGTAAAATGCTTGGCTTTTTTTGGGCTGGGCAGCTACATATACATAGGTGACGATCTTCCGAAAGCGGAATTGGAAAGGCTGTATTCGCCAATTAGCCAAGAACAGCATAGCGAACTGACTGTAATGATTTCGCAGCTAAACGGTGATATTGATATGCCTGCATTCCTTAAATTCTTTGGCATTTCCGCACTGCTTAATCTCAAGCAAAGCGACTTCCACAAAGCCAAGCTTGCGATTTCCAAGAAGCTTGATGCCAAGGTGGTAAAATGAAAATCATTGATGTTGAGCAGCGTAGTTTAGAGTGGCATACAGCGCGTTTGGGTGTTCCGTCTGCATCTAACTTCAAAAATGTGGTAACTCCGACTGGGCAAAAGTCAAAACAGGTAGATTCTTACCTTAATCGACTGATCGCTGATGTTTTGACCGGAAGTCCTGAGCCTCATTCAGGCACTGACGCGATGCAAAGGGGCACAGATTTGGAGCCAGAGGCCAGATCCTATTACGAGTTAATTGCAGGCCCAGTAAAAGAAATTGGCTTCTGCATTCATGATGACGGTTTTGGGTGTAGCCCAGATGGAGTGGTTGGTGAAGAAGGGTTGCTGGAAATCAAATGCCCATTAGCACATACGCACGTTGAATATTTGAGGGACGGCATACTCCCATCCATATATATTCCACAGGTACAGGGGCAGCTGTTGGTGTTAAATCGCTTATGGTGTGATTTTCTATCCTATCATCCATTTATGAAGCCATTGCTCATTCGCGTTTATCGTGATGAAAAATATATTGCAATACTCCATCAAGCTCTTAGAGAATTGGTAGAGGAAGTAAGGTTGCATGTTGAGGCATATAAACTATGACTATGCTTGAGTTAATGTACAAGGAAACCTTCGGGAAAGAATTGTCAGCAGAACCACCGCATGTCCAGAAGTTAGTTGGATTCATCTGGAACATGGCACTTGAATCCATCAATCGTCAAATCATTCACATATCTTATGAGGAAAATTATGAGTAATTACGACAACACAAACTCAGGTGCAATTTGGCCTAACAAGCAAAAAAAGACTGATAAGCATCCAACTCATACTGGATCAATAAATGTTGAAGGTGTTGAGTACTGGGTCAGCGCCTGGGTTGGAGATAAGACAAAAAACCAACCGAGTCTGAGTTTTAAGATACAGAAGAAAGAATCGAATCAGGCTCCGCAAGCAGCACAATCTGCTCCCATTAATGATGACGATATCCCGTTTTGAGGTGATATATGCACACAGGACAACAGTTGAAAAAGTATGTTGAATCCAACTACAAAAGCAAAAGTGAGTTTTCAAGGATTATTGGTTGCAGTCCGCAGCTTTTAAATTCTTACTTTGGCAGGGTTGATTTGAAATACGCAACGATGAAACGCATTGGCGCTTGTCTCGGCAAGGATCAAGCAGAACTTATGGCAATATTGGAGCTTCAATAATGAGTGGCGAGGGCTTTTCTTGGATAGTGAATAACGACTTTTCACTGTCTCAATTTATCAATTTTGCCAAAGAGCATTATGGTAAGCACAAATATGTTGTTTTTACATGGCGACATGGAAAGCAGCGAACACCAAAACAAAATGCCTCTTTGCACATCTGGCTGAGGGAGGTGTCCGAAGCCTTAAACGATGCCGGTTATGACATGAAGCGCGTATTAAAGCCGGAGTTTGATATCCCCTGGGATGAAGACGGCGTCATGGCAAAAGAACATTTGTGGCGACCTGTTCAAAAAATCATGCTGGCAAAGGACAGCACGACAGAGCCAGAAAAACAGGAATATGTAAAAGTGTATGAAGTATTAAACCGTCATCTTTCTCAGAAATTTGGAATATCAGTTCCTTGGCCTACCAATGACCCAGACTGAATCACAAATGTACGATCTGGGAAGACAAGCTCGACACGCAGGTTTTAAGACTGAGGCATGCAATCTGTCTATCTATGATGTCGGCAGGGCTTGGTGGCTTGCAGGCTGGCACGATACAGACTACGACCTGGGTATTAGGATTTACACTAAAAACATAATGATTGGAGAATAAAATGGCTTACGGAATGAATAGTCCAATGAGCAAAGAAGAGGCTGTTACAGCACTACATGACCTAAATGCGGAACATGCCCGCAAGGCAAACGAACTGCTCGCAATAATTGACTCACCGAAGCGGACAGGGTTATGGAAGCCGAAGCAAGGCGCAGAATATTGGACGCTGGATTCTGGCGGTGAGGCATTCGGGGCAATGGCGACATACAAGACATCAGCAAGAGCAGCACATGGACTGGTCTTCCCCTCGAAGGACATTGCACAGAAAGCAGCGCCACTACTGGCTCGCAGCAACAAATGGATCGCAGCAGCATTTCAAGCCGATCCTGACGCAGGGGAATGGGCAGAGGATCGTAATTGGACGGTGTGGGACGACAGAGGCATACTGACGACCATGACCCATTGGTTCGCCTATGGGCGTGAGATATATGTGCACACAAGAGAGCAATCAGAAGAAATGAAACGAATTCTGCTCGCTGAGGGACTGGGCAAATGAACAACATTGAAGATCGGGTGAGAACCTACACACTCACTGAAGCGAACCGGGCAGATTTGATCGCATGGCTTCGTAGTGGGCATGTCCAACGCGCCGTCAATGCGCTGGAGAATTTAGTGCCCGCAGCTTCCGCGCCAACTTTAGAAGACATGATCCGGGAGATCGTGGGGCAGGAGACACAGCAATGATTGAAGCAATGGAGGGAAAATGACAAACATAGTACAGAAGTAACCAAAGTAACGTAGTCTTGTGAAACATTCTGGCAAATGGAAATAAAGGCACTGAAGATGAACGCATGGAATTGGAAAGCAGTACCGGAAGAGCTTGAAGCAAGGCTTGAAACGGATAAGCAAAAGGAAGCGTTCAGGTTATTTAGAACGGGAATGTCGCTCAATGATATGATTAAAAATTACGGACTAACTAGAACGCCATTAACGGAAATGCGGCGCAGAATTAAAAGGAGGTTAACCAGCATTGGTTATGATCCTGAAAACGGCATGACAATGGTCAGTCCAGAACCTCAGATATTGAAGGGGCGCAGCAGTTACATCAAGCGAGATCCTGAAACTGGTGACGAGCAAACCATTGGGTATTGGAATAAAACCGATCACGGTGCCACTGCCGTTGCTGAGAAACTACAGCAATATGCTGACAGACTCGCTCAGAATATACAGCCAGCGAAGCCAATTCCTTTGTCGAAAAAGAAAGGGCATGACAGTGAGCTGATGGTAGGTATTTTTATCGGCGATGCACATATAGGAATGTATGCCTATTCGCCAGAGACCAGGCATTCCGATTTTGATACTGATATTGCTATTACCGGATTACGAGAGGCAATCGACAATCTGGTGGCTCGCGCTCCACTGGCTGAAACTGGTTTGCTGGTTGATGTTGGCGATTTTATGCACGCCGACACCAGCCACAACAAAACATTTGCCGGAACTGATGTTGATGTGGATACCCGTTACGAAAGGATCCTAAGTGCAGCCGCTGATTTGATGGATTACGCGGTGAAGAAAATGCTAACTAAATTCCAGCGGGTCGTGGTGGTCATAGCTAAAGGAAATCACAATCCAAACGCGGCAGTGGCAGTGCAAAAAATCGTTGAAGGTTTTTATAGAAATGAAGTCCGAGTTGATGTGCTCAGAACAGCCAGCTTTTTCCATTATATCGAATGGGGCAAATGGCTGATCGGGATAAATCACGGCGACAAGATCAAACCGCAGAAGCTGGTCAATGTAATGGCGAGGGATCAGGCCGAAGCATGGGGACGCACTAATTCGAGGATGTGGGCGCTTGGACATTTTCACCATCAGAACGTATTGGAACTTGATGGCTGTACAGTGCAGAAATTTGCAGCATTACCACCGCCCGATGGATGGCATAGCAGCATGGGTTATAGCAGTGGTCAGGCAATGCAAATGATCGTGTTCAAAAAAGAAGGGGGAAAAGAATCAACCCTCATATTTGAACTAACGGCTCCTACCAGGCAACCAGACTTGACTATCAAATAATGGCCAGCAAAGCTCGGTGTTTACACTGTCGGGAGTATCAGCCAAAGGAATCTATGCTGAAGCTTCCGGCAGGCTTTTTCTGTCATATAGAACACGTTATCGCTTACAGCAGCGAAAAGGCACGGAAATCTGGCGTGAAGGCTCAGGCAAAGGCAGATAAAGCGCAAAGGGTCAGGGTCAAGGAAGGTGACATCCGGCATCAGCACAAGTTAACTCAGACTATTGTCAACCGCCTCTGTCTTTTGCTCGATCAAGGGAAGCCTTGTATCTCATGCGGCAGGCCAGATCAGGGTGGGCGGATGAGGAACGCCAGTCATTTTAAATCTCGTGGAGCCAACAGCTTTCTCAGGTATGACTTGCGCGGATTACATGCCTCCTGCGTCCCGTGTAATCTGTACCAGTCCGGGAACATCGAAGGATATCGTCAGGGGCTTCTGGAGCGCTACGGGAGCGACATTCTCGAATACCTTGATACTTCGCCAAGGCTGAGGGCTTGGACTGGCCCTGAGCTAATCCAGATGCGCACAGAGATCTCGTCTGAGATACGGAGCATAGAAAGCGGAAATCTCCCATCTATGGACTGGCGTAAAATAAACGTAAATACTTAAACCGTCCGCTTTACATCATAAATCTCCTGCCTTACAGTCCTTCCCACTGCAAACTAATAAGCAGTACGAGGAAATTACATGATAATAAATAAATCAGCCGCAGATCGCGGATCAGCAGATAGCTATTACCGGCGTGAACAGCAGCCGCATAAAGTAACAAACAATGAAAAAGTATTGCTCCAGGAAAACACTCCCGAATGGGATGAATACATTGAGGCATATGAGGCCAATGAATCGGCGGGTAATTGGAAGGACTGGGGGTAGCGTCATGGTGCTTAAAAAAATCAATGATCGCTGGTGGATGTTATCCAGTGATGACGGTGTAGTAAGACTGGCTTGGTTTGGTCAGACAAGGGAAGAGGTATTGGGCAGGTTCAATGGATATATGCGTTCAGTGGATCTGGAGAAAATTCGCTACAGGAAAAGAGGGCACAACTGATGATAGATTTAGCCAAAACAGGATTGATTATTTTTCACTGGTTTGTGTTGATACATATGGCTGCAACTTGGATTAATTACGCACCTAGTATTGGATACGGATCTGTGTTAATCGGCGGTAGCGTTATGTTTGTTGGCGCTTGGGCTGCTTTGTTTACTTACTTTATAGCAATATTGAGGCTTTAATATGATGGATGACCTGATAAAAAAATGCACTGACTGGAGCGCAGACCGTTTGATTTTTGTGAATGGACGAAGATCAACTCAAATGCTGAAATTGATGGAAGAAATTGGCGAACTGGCTTCTCATCTTGCCAAACATCAAGACATACGTGACGACATTGGCGATGCCCTTGTAGTGCTGAATAATTTGGCAATTATGTCGAATACAACTTTGCAAGAATGCTTGCACACTGCATATGAGCAAATCAAAGATCGCAAGGGTTACCTGAACGGCAATGGTGTGTTTATCAAAAACGAGGAGGCTCTTAAATGAAAGCATACGACTCTCAGGTGGGCGGTGGGCACTATAAAGGTTTGGCTATCCAACCCATGCAGTACAGCATGGCAAATGGACTGGATGCAGCACAGCACACAGCAATCAAATACATCACGCGACATGAGCAAAAGGCGGGCAAAATTGATCTATATAAAAGTCTGCATGTAGTCATGATTTTGATCGAAGAAAAATACACATGGACTGAAAGAGACGGTGCGATCATTGCTGCAATTATGGCTGCGATCTCAGAAAAGATTCCTCACCCTTTTGCAACTGACAGCACCAATGTAGCGGGGTGGGAATCATGAGTGACTGTAATTGCGATCCAGATACCTGGGGAGATCGAATCGGTCAGATTTGCGATACCTATGAACCGATTTTATTGTCAGAAGACAGGATGATATCAGTTTGTGATATATGCCATCACGATGAAAGATGCCACGAGGTGAACAATGGACGATAGAAACAAGCGCAGATACATATTGGCTGACTCTGGACAACGCATGCAGCCAGATTGGGTTTATAAAATTGATGCGCAGACAGCAGAGTTTCTGAAAAATGGTGGAGTGATAGAACAAGTTCCAATCGGAGCAAGTGCATACAAGCACAAGATGCTGACAAAGGATCGAGCTGTATTTTGCGTCCATCCCAGTCCGACCAAGAAAAGTGCGCCAGTTGCAGTAGATTTATAATTCATAACACAGAGGATTTGCAATGAGCCTAAAAACGCTATTTAATCCGTGGATGGAAATACACAGGCTGAAAAAGGAGTTGAAAGAATTGCGTGCAAAGCATCATGCAGCAGTTGCCAAGCACGAGATTGCAGTTGCGATGTATCAGCATGCTGTTAAGCGTCACGAAAACAAATTAGATCCGCGATTCTCGTAAGCAAAAAAAAGCCTCAACCAAATGGAAGAGGCTTTAAGCGGTACTGCCGAGGGCTTACGGCGGGCATTGTAGTTTCTTGTTGCACAATGGCAAGCGTTATATAATTTTTGTGCCGGTGACCGGCTTTGGATTGATCCTCCAAGGTGGTTCCTCCGTTACCCATGCGGTCATCGGCAAAGCTTAAAAACGGATAAAAAATTGGAGTTACCATGAATTTCTATCGAATGTTTCCTGGCGATTATATTGCCGACACTAGCGAATTATCATTAGCTGAACATGGGGCTTATATCCTCATGCTGCACTACTTTTACCACACTGAGCAGCCTCTTCCGACAGGGATAAAACTCTACCGATTGCTGCGTGCTGAAACCAAGATTGAACGGGATTCTGTAAACCTTGTTTGCGATAGGTACTGGATACCCACACCCGCAGGATTGATTAATCGGAAGGCGGTAGCGGAGCTGGATAGAGCGTCTGCAATGGCTGAACGGAACAGGCAAAATGGGAAGACTGGCGGTCGTCCAAAATCTTAAAATGCCAGCAAAAACAAACCCAGAAAAAACCCAGTGGGTTTCGGTTGGGTTTCATCTGGGTTATAGTTTGGGTTCGTTTTGGTAAAGCAACACCAGAACTAGACTATATATTAATATATATTAGGGCTGGTCTGGCCTGTACTACGGGTTGACAGTGGACAAGGCTGGAACAAATGCAGTGGAATTATCAGCATCAATGTTAACCCGTAGTTTGGGGTAACCGGATGACGGGACTTTAGCTGCAATCAAAAATTAATGATTATAAAACCAGATAGCGTTTATGGTGATTAACCAGTCAAGCGCAAAGCTGGAACGTAAAGGGCTTAACATGGAACTCCGACTGCACCAAATCAAAGCTATCGAGATGATCCGGCACTCACTGAGGACTGGACATAAACGACCACTGCTGGCTGCACCATGCTCATTTGGAAAAACAATCACTGCTGCATGGTTGCTCAAGTCAGCTGCTGAAAAAGGTAAGCGTGCGATTTTCTTTGCTGACCGAGTAAGGCTCGTAGACCAAACGATCAGCGCATTTGAGGCACTGGGGTTGGACTTTGGAGTTATGCAAGCACAGCACTACCAAACTGATACCAGCAAGCCGATACAGATTGCCAGCATCCAGACAGTAGCTCGCAAGGAACGCAAACCGATTTTCGATTTGGCGATAGTGGATGAATGTTTTCCTGCTGGAACCATGATCGCCACCCCCACTGGCCCAAAGCCAATTGAGCTTGTGAGGTGTGGAGACACGGTTTATAATTTAATCGGAACCGGGCAAGTTGGAGCAGTTTCAATACGTCCGGCAAATACGCTGATTAAATTGAGGTTTGACGATGGAACAAACATTGAGTGCACAGACAACCACCCATTCTTTACGAACCAAGGGTGGAAAAAGGCCGGGGAACTGGAGGTCGGATCGCTGTCATTCAGTATCGAAGGAGTGCGAAACCTGTGGCGGTATTGTCAGGCCAAAAATGAATATCGTGAAAGGAGTGGAAGTGGCGGCTCTTTCCGAAGCTCAGTGGAACAAGCAGAAATTTTGCTCCGTCAAATGCAGGATGAAATTGGCGAATCCAATGTCGAACCATCAAATACGGTTAAAAATGAAAGCAACGCTAAGGGAGATAAAGCACAAGCCAATAAAGCGAGGTGGAAACGGGCAATTACTGCCCTTGGCGCAGCTTGCGTTTCTTCACGCATTGGGAGAGGGATGGGAGGCAGAACTGGCGATTCCAACAAAAATGAGGCATCTAGGAACTGGATATCCGACTTGCTACAAAGTGGATTTGGCAAACAAAAATCTCATGATTGCAATAGAGTTAGACGGGGGATCACATTGCAGCTTGGAGCGGAAAGCGCAAGATGCGAAGAAGACAGACTTCCTGATTTCTCAAGGGTGGTCGGTATATCGATTGTCAAATGCGAAAGCCCTAGAGCTGTATACAACTTTTCAGTCAGTGGACACCCTTCTTACTTTGCTAACGGGAGAGCGGTTCACAACTGCCACACAGCGTATGAATCACTGACCGATCTGATGACCAGGTATGACCAAATTCCATTCATCGGACTGTCTGCTACTCCCTACAGCAAAGGACTCGGAAAGATCTACGATGACCTGCTGGTGCCCATCACAACGCAAGAATTGCTCGATCAGGGTTATCTGTGCCCTGTGGAATACTACGGAGGACGCTCTGTAAGCCTCAAGGGGATGAAAACGAAGGCACTCCGTACCGGAGGGTCAGATTATGATCCGGACGCGCTGGCAGAGGCCATAGAGGGCGATAAGGAGCTTGCCGGAGACATCGTTAAGAACTGGCAGCAGCATGGGGTAGGTCAGACCATTGCTTTTTGCCCATCCATTAAGCATAGCAAGTTCCTTGTTGAGCTGTTTTTAAGTGCTGGCATTTCGGCGGCACACATTGATGGCTACATGGACGAAGACGAGCGTCAGAGGCTACACAAGGCGCACGATGACGGGACGATCAAGATCCTGAGCTGTTCACGGTTGCTCAATACAGGCTATGACGCACCTACCGTGAGAACACTTATTGACTGTTTCCCGACCAGGTCAAAAATTGTGTTCCAGCAAAGGGCGGGGCGCATCTTCAGGACAGCACCCGGCAAGGATAAAGCAATCTATTTAGATCATGCTGGGAATGTCGCTAGGCATGGATTCGCCGAGTCCCTGATTCCGTCTGTCTTGGATGATGGTGAGCAGAACTTCAACGAGGAACGACAGATCAGGGAAAGGGAGGAGAAGGAAAGACGGGTTCAAACCTGCCCAGTATGCCAGCGTCAGATGATGGGAATTCGGTGCCAGTGTGGTTATACGCTCCCAATCAGGGAAGAAATCATCACTGATGGCACTATGCTATCAAAGATTGAAAAGGTCAGGACTTATACACAGGCTGAGAAATCCTATTGGTATTCGGGGCTGCTGAAACATGCAAGATCCAAAGGGTTTAGTGATGGCTGGGCTGCTCATCAATATCGCGAAAAAATGGGAGTGTGGCCCAGACAAGTGACAATCGACACCAGTAAACC